AAAGCTTGGGATTGCAATATGGTGCACTAGCTGAACCCGAATTCATTTATATATTATTGATTTTTAATGTTTATTTTACAAAGTCTAAAATCTTGTTACTAAGCTTGTTACTAAAATTCAAATTCATCACAAATCAATGATAGTTTCTGATGCCATAATACCACTAATAAGCCGCGTGTAAAAAATTTTATAGAAAAACTGTTCACCTTGTTCACCAATACTTAAAACTCTTTATTTATTATATAGTTATATTCTTTTTTATTGTTCACCAACTGTTCACCATTGTTCACCTTTGTTCACCAATCAAAAAAAGATATCTCAATACAGAATATTTACTCCCTATTTGTTCAAAATTTAAGCAATCAAACAATCTTAACTTACCGTATCTAAACGCAACTAAACTATTGAAAAATAAGGTGTTTAATTAATAATCAAAACACTATATATTATATTTTGACTTAATAAAAGTCGTCTAAATTTAGACTAAAAAATTTTCATAAGGAAAAGATAAGTATGTTTAAAAAATTAATTGAGTTACGCCAACAAAAGGCGGAAAAAGTCGCAGAAATGCGCTCAATGCTTGAAAAAGCAGAAAAAGAAAATCGTTCATTGAATGAAACTGAATCAGTAGATTTTGAAAAGTTGAAAGATTTAGTCAAGCAGCTGACTGATGAAATCAGCAAGTACGAAACCGTAGCAGATGAAGAACGTAGCCTAGATGCTCAAACTAAACAGGTAGAACAACGCAACATGAAACAACTTTCAAATGATGAGTTACGCCATTATGTGAAAACTGGTGAACTTCGCAATTTAACTACGGCTAACGGTGAAGATGGCGGATATTCAGTTATCCCACAGTTAGACAAAGATGTAATGAAACGCTTAACAGACGATAGCGTAATGCGCCAACTTTGTAACGTAGTACGCTTACCGGTTGGAGCGAAAGAATACAAAAAATTAGTATCGGCTGGCGGTGCAGCAGTAGAACACGGAACAGAAGGCACAGCACGCAACGGCACAGCAAGCCCGAAACTTCATGAAGTAACAATCGCTTTAAATTCAATCTATGCTTATCCTAAGACTACACAAGAAATCTTAGACTTCTCAAGCATTGATGTTTTAGGTTGGTTAACAGATGAAATTTCTGAAACCTTCACAGAAACAGAAGAAACCGATTTAACTTCCGGTGATGGTAACAAGAAATCAAAAGGCTTCTTAACCTACCAACGCACAACCGAAGATGACAAAACTCGACAATTTGGCAAACTTCAAAAAATTGAAGTAGCAGGTGTAGCGAAGATTGATGCAGATACTTTAATCGATGCGTTCTATACACTTCATAGTAAATACCGTAAAAATGCGGTTTGGGTGATGTCATCAACGATTGCAGCAGCATTACAAAAACTTAAAAACAAAAACGGCGATTATATCTGGCGCGATGGTTTAACAGCCGATGCCCCAGCAACATTATTAGGTCGTCCGGTCCACTTCTTAGAAACAATGCCGACAGGTGGAGCAAATAAAGCAGTAATTGCCTTCGGTGACTTCAAACGCGGATATTTCATTGTAGATCACGAAACAGGCGTGCGAACCCGTCCGGACAACTTAACCGAACCGGGATTCTACAAAGTACACACCGATAAATATTTAGGCGGTGGCGTAGTAGATTCAAACGCTATCAAAGTGATTGAGACAACAGCATAAATCATAGAGGGGCGAAAGCCCCTTTTTTTGCTTAATAGGTGAAATATGAATAAAGAATTTGAAATCCGCTCCGCAACACTTTCAGCTGATGAAGAAAATCAAAAGCTAGTCGGTTATGCGGTGAAATGGAATAGCCCTTCACAAGTGCTTTACTGTGATTTTGTGGAATCCTTTGCGCCTAAAGCTTTCAGTGACAGCCTAGCGAGTGGCGAAGATGTGCGCGCACTCTTTGAACATGACTACACCAAGTTACTAGGTCGAACAAGTGCGGGAACATTAAAGCTAGAAGAAGATTCAATCGGCTTACGCTTTGAACTAACTCCGCCCGATACAACAATCGGAAAAGATTTATTAGTTAGCGTTTCCCGCGGTGATATTACAGGGATGTCTTTCGGATTCAGAGCGATTAAAGAAGAATGGAATTTTGATGTAGAGCCTTATCAAAGAAATGTAATTAAAGCAGATCTCTTTGAGGTTACAGTAACAAGTATTCCAGCCTATCCGGAAAGCAGTGTAGAAATCGCTAAGCGCTCAATGGTCGCAGCAAAAGAACAAACACAGGGTAAATCAAACACTATCTTAAAACGCTGGCTTGATGTGGCGGAGGCTTAATATGTGGAATCCTTTTAGACGAAAAGAGCAACGCAGCGAACCAATCACTATTGATGAATTCCTATCTTACATGGGCGTAAATAATACAGGCGCGGGCGAATATGTCAGCCCACAAACGGCAGAGGCTCTACCAGCGGTTATGAACGCCGTAACAGTGATTGCCGAGGCGGTAGCATCTATGCCTTGTTATCTGTACGCACTGAAAGAAGATGGCCGCGAAAGAATCTACCGTCATCCGGTTGAATATCTTTTAAATGAAATGCCTAACCGAAATCAAACGCCTTACCAGTTCAAATATACGATGATGCGCCATTGCTTGCTAACTGGTAATGCTTACGCAGTGATTGAGTGGAATAACAAGGGCGAACCTGTAAGCCTTACACCTTATCAACCGAGCGAAGTAAATATCTTCCGTAAAGTAACAGGCGAACATATTTACCAAGTAACGGACTTAAACGGAGTAACTAGAAACTACCTTCAAGATGAAATGTTACACCTACGCCATAGTTCCCTTGATGGATTTATGGGGCGTTCACCTGTGACAGTTTGCCGTGAAACGATTGGACTAGGTTTAGCACAACAACGACACGGCGCATCAATTATGAAAAACGGATTGATGGCAAGCGGATTAATCTCAACGGCTGAATGGTTAGACGATGCGAAAGCACAGAAAGCAGTGAAAGCCTTAGAGCGTTACAAAGGCGCGAAGAACGCGGGTAAAACACCAATCCTTGAAGGCTCAATGGAATACAAACAATTAGGCATGACAAACCAAGATGCCGAATGGTTACAAAGTCGAACCTTCACAATTTCCGATATAGCCCGAATCTACAACATAAGCCCGATTTTCCTACAAGACTATTCAAATAGTAGTTATGCGAATTTCAGTGAGGCTAGTAGAGCGTTCTTATCACAAACCTTGCGCCCATGGCTAACTAACTTTGAACAACAGCTTAAAGATGCCTTAATGATTGACTTAACGAGCAGTAGCAAGAAACGGCACTTAATCGAATTTGACACAAGCGACTTACTCCGCACCAGTCAAAACGAACGTTTCAATAGCTATGATGTGGCAATTAAAGCTGGCGTAATGTCACCTAATGAAGTGCGCAGACGTGAAGGCTTGCCGCCTTATGCTGGCGGTGATGAATTCAGCCAAGCATGGAAACAAACCGTAGAAGTTAAACGCAATGATAGCGGAAACAATAACGAGGTGAACGATGCCTAGAATGATTAGAGCCGGTAAATACAACAAGGCGATAAGTTTACAAAAGCAAGTAAACGAAACTAATGATTATGGCGGATTTATAAGTAAATGGAAAACCGTTGCGAATATACGCGCAGCGGTTGAACCGTTACAGGGTAGAGAGTTCTTTGCTAGCGCAAGCGTAACGAATGAAAACATTGTGCGAATCCGTATTAGATACGGAACGAATGTGGATAACACAATGCGCGTGAAATACGGTAATCGCAACTTAGAAATAACCAGCATCATTGATAGCAAGGAATCACACAGGGAATTACAACTTATTTGTAAAGAGGTAACCAATGGAAAAAACTGATTTAACGCTTGAAGAAATTAAGCAGCATTTAAACGTAGATCATGATTTAGATGATGACTTAATCGAAAGCTATAAGGTAGCAGCCTTTGAAGTATGCCAAAAGCATATAGGCAAAACCTTTGGTAGTGAAGAAACAGAAAACACCGTTCCTTTTACCCCAGCTATAAAAGTGGGCTGCTTAATGTATATCGGGCATTTATACAGTAACCGAGAAATAACAACGGATGCCCCTCAAACGCTTATCCCTATGACTGTTAAATCTCTATGGGATGTTTACCGTGAGCCTTGCGCTTACTAAGAATTTAGTAACCGATATGCCATATCAACCACTAAGACGATGCAGCTATCCTAACTGTAAAAACAAAGTTAAGTCCGGTAGATGCGAAGAACATAAGCCAAAAGACACAAGAGCGAGCAGTAGCGCGCGAGGATATGACCATAAGTGGAGCAAGTACCGCGCGCAATACTTACGCTTTCATCCGCTTTGTGTAATGTGTTTAGAGAAAGGAATCTACACACCCGCAACGGTGATAGACCATATTAAGCCAGTAGAGAACGGACAGGCAGACCCTCTATTCTGGGTTGAATCTAATCATCAAGCTTTATGCCGAAATTGTCACAGTTACAAAACACGAGTAATAGACCAACGCGGATATGGAGCGAAAAAAAAATGATTAGACGGGTGGGGGGAGTTTAAAAAAGAAATGCTCAAGCCGTCAGAACCGCCCTCCCAACTCAATTTTTACGCAAGGCAATTTTTTTGAAAATAAGGAAATGTATGAGTAAGAGAAGAAATTATAAAACCCCTGATTTTTTAGATGGTATCGCTAAAACCCAATGGAAAAGCCGAATTAAACAACTTTCAGAGCGTGGCGATATTAAAGCAGAAGATTTAACGAACCTTGAAATTTATTGCGAAAACTACGCAATTTGGCGTCATTCCGTAGCAGATTTAGCCAAAAATGGCTTCATTATTGTTAATAGTCAAGGAACTCAATCAAGAAATCCAGCTTTGTCAGCGAAAGCAGATGCCGAAAAAGTGATGATTAAGATGTCATCATTGCTAGGTTTCGACCCTGTAAGCCGCAGAAAAAATCCTATTGAAGTAGATGAAAACGATATCTTAGATGAAATCCTAACTATGTAGGCGAAATATGGAAATATGGCACGCATACGCAGAGAAAATCAAATCGGGTGAGTTAGTGGCTTGTAAGAAGA